TGCTTGGTCTACTGCTAATTCAGCTGCTAGTTACGCTAATTCTGGATTTTCTGTTGCTAATACTGCATTTACTTCGGCTTACAATGCTGATGATAAAGCGGTATCTGCTGGTTCGTATGCTAACTCAGCATTTACTAAAGCAAACAATGCTTTTACATCTGCTAATGGTGCAATAGCTTGGTCAACGGCTAATTCAGCTGCATCTTATGCTAATGCAGCTTTTGCTACCGCTAACACAGTAACATCAGCTAGTTCATATGCTAACTCAGCATTTGCTACTGCTAATACTTCAACCGCAGCTGGTTCTTATGGCAATTCTGCATTTGGTGTTGCTAACTCCGCATCTTCTTATGCTAATTCAGCGTTTACAGTAGCTAATAACGGTGTTGGTATTGATACAACTCAAAACACTAACATTACAAATGTTGGTACCTATGCTAATGCTGCTTTTGCTACTGCTAATACTTCTTTATCTAATGATACAACTACAGGCAGTTATGCAAATTCAGCATTCTTAGCAGCAAACACTCCAATACATACTGCCAATTCAGCTGCACTTTATGCCAACGGTTCTTTCACAAGAGCTAATAACAGTATTAATGCAAATACTGGTGGTACAATTACAGGTGATTTAAGTATTACAGGTAACTTAACTGTTACTGGTAATACAACCTATATTGATACAAGAACAATCACAACACAAGATTCGTTAATTAGACTTGCTAATAACAATATTGTTGGTGATGTAATTGATATTGGTTTCTATGGTGTTGCAAATACAACATTGTCAACTGCACCAACTTATCATGGTTTAGTAAGAAATGCTGGTGCAAATACTTTCTTTTTATTCAAAGGATTAACTGCTGATCCTTCATCAAATACTCTTGCAACCGGTTCAATTACACCTGCCAATACTGCAACTTTAATTGCCAATGTTCAAGCATATTCTATTACCAGCAATGGTGTTGATATGTTTGTTTACACAACCAATGCTTATACACAAGCTAATACAGCTGGAACAAATGCAACTAACGCTGGTTCATATGCTAACTCAGCATTTACAGTTGCTAATAATAGTTTAGCTATTGATACGACACAGAACACTAATATTACCGCAGCTTCATCTTATGCTAATGCAGCCTTTGCGGCTGCAAATACAGCTGCAACAGAACCAAATGCATTAGCATTTGCAATCGCACTAGGATAAAAATATGTCAAAACCAGCAACAAGAGCTCAATACAAAACTTACTGTTTAAGAGAACTTGGTTTTCCCGTTATTGAAATTAACGTGGATGATGACCAAGTTGATGACCGTATAGATGAAGCATTATCATTTTGGAATGACTATCATTTTGATGGCCAACAAAAGATGTATATGAAACATCAAATTACGGCCGAAGATATTAATCGCCGTTGGATTTATTGCCCTGAGTCTGTATCATTTGTAACTGGCATATTTCCATTTGACCAATCTGGTGCTTCAATCAATATGTTTGATATGCGTTACCAGTTGCGTTTACATGACCTTTATGATTTTACATCCGTATCTTATGTGTCATATGAAATTACCATGCAACATCTTCGTACATTAAATTTGTTGTTCTCTGGTACACCACAATTTAGATTTAATCGTCATCAAAATAAAGTGTTTCTTGACATAGATTGGACAAGAGATGTTCTTGTTGGTACATATATTGTTGTTGAATGTTATCGTAAACTTGTACCTGATACAGTAACGCTAACAGGCACTATGACTTATAGTGCAGCTTCAAATACAATTACTGGTTATGGTACAACATTTGACCAAGATGTTTTAGAAAATGATTTCATAACTTTAAATGGTGTTGATACAATTCAAATAGCTACAATTAATTCACCAACAACTATTACAGTTCGTGGTCCTTTTGCTAATAGTGCAGCTAACACAACAGCAACTATTGCTGGTAACTCAGATGTTTGGAATGATAGATACCTAAAGAAATACGGTGCTGCATTAATCAAAAAGCAATGGGGTTCTAATCTCAAAAAGTTTGGTGGTATACAAATGCCTGGCGGTGTAGTATTAAATGGCCAACAAATATATGATGAAGCTGTTGCTGAAATAAAAGAACTTGAAGAAGAAATGTATGTTGTTAATGCTTTGCCAACCGAGATAATGATGGGTTGATAATTAATGGCAACTAATTTATACTTTAATAATTTTCCAGTAAATCAAATCACCAGTGAGCAATTACTGGTGGAAGACCTTGTCATTGAGGCTATGGGAATTTATGGTATGGATGTATATTATATGCCAAGAAGTTCTGGTGATGTAGTTGATATGCTTTATGGTGAAGACCCACTAAAACAATACACATCTGCATACCCACTTGAGATGTACCTTGAAGATGTTACAGGTATGGAAGGTGAAGGCGATTTTATGTCCAAATTTGGGCTTGAAATTCGTGATGAGCTAACTTTGTTAGTATCTCGCCGCAGATTTGCATTTACAGTAAATCAAACTCGGCCAAATGAAGGTGATTTAATTTATGTTCCATTGATACAAAATTTCTTTGAAATTACTTTCGTAGAACATGAAAATAATCAAGCAATGTATTACACATTAGGCCGTGGTCGTGGTGGTAATGTTTATGTTTATGCTTTAAAATTAAAACAATGGGTATTCTCTAACGAGCTCGTACTCACAGGTAATGCAGAAATTGATGGACAAATTATAGATTCATATCCAAGAACAAAAATTTCTCTGGCTGCTGGTGGTTCAGGAGTATTTGTACCTGATGAAATAGTATATCAAGGTGCTAATATATCAACTGCAACAGCTACATCAACTGTTCATAGCTATGTTACTGGTTCTCATTTATTTGTGTATCGCACAACAGGAACATTTGCAACTTCTACTACAGTTAAAGGCAATACAAGTAACGCAATATGGAATGTTAGCGCTACTTCCGATACTGCAACAATGGACAATGCATTTGAAGATGTTGTTGATAATAATAGAATTGAAGGTGAAGCTGATAATGTTATTGACTTTACAGAATCCAACCCTTTCGGTGAGGCATAAAGATGTTAGGTAACGCACATTTTTATAATCGCACCATTCGCAAAATTGTTGTTGGGTTTGGTACCATGTTTAACGACATACTACTAACTCGTTATTCAAAAGATGGTTCTACGGCACATGAAATAACAAAAGTGCCATTAAATTATGGCGCAAAAGAAAAGTATTTGGTTCGTATTAATAGTGATCCATCTTTAACCAAATCAGTCGCTACAACTGTACCACGTATGAGTTTTAATTTAGATGGTCTGTCGTATGATAGTAGCAGAAAACAACAAACCACATTACAGAATTTTGGTTTTAGTTCTGGTTCTTTTACAACTCAGTATGCACCTATACCATACAATTTTGATTTTAGTCTTTCAATATATGTTCGTAATACAGAGGATGGTACACAAATACTAGAACAAATATTACCGTTCTTTACACCAGATTTTACAATTACCATGGACTTTATTGCGTCTATGGATCAAACATATGATATGCCTGTAGTCTTAAATTCAGTTACACCTGAAGTAGATTATGAAGGTGATTTTATGAATACAAGGTTAATCATTTGGAATCTTTCTTTTACAGCAAAGGCGTATATTTGGCCACCAGTTAAGACACCATCAGCTGGTAAAATGATTACACAAGCTAATGTTAACATATACACCGATTCAACTAATTTAGATTCACAAAAAGTTTATGTAAATTATAGTACAGGTAGTGGTGTTTATACAACTGGTGAAACAATTACTGTAGAGTCTAGAGGTGTTACTGGTAAAGTTTTATACTTTAGTAACACTTCAACTGGTGTATTAGTGTTAACCGATTTGAATAAATTACTTCAAGCAAATGACAAAGTAACTGGAGTATATTCAAACTCAACATTTACAATTTCTAGGGTTGATACTTCACCAACAAAAGCTGTTGCAATTGTTATAACACCTAATCCACCAACAGCCAATGGAAATGGTCCATATGGATTTGAAGAAACATTTACAGATTGGCCTAATACATTATTATGAACAAGACAGATAAAAAATTATCAGAATTATTTGATGTGGATCCTATTGCAACTGATGTTGAGGTTGTATCTTCTACTGAAGTTGTGCCAGTTAAACCTGAAGATGTTGTTGAAACAGATACCGAATATGCTCGCAGAAACATTAGAGATTTGATAGATAAAGGTAGTGTTGCAGTAGATAATCTATTGCAAGTATCTAAAGAGTCAGAACATCCAAGAGCATATGAAGTGGTTGCTGGACTTATGAAAACAATGGCAGATTTGAATAAAGATTTGCTTGAGTTACAGAAAAGAAAAAAAGATTTACAACCACAGTTAGATAGTGCATCTAATCGTGGAAACATTACAGTTGAAAAAGCAGTATTTGTTGGTTCAACCGCAGAATTACTTAAACAAATTAGAGAGAATAAATAGCATTATGGAACAATTAATACAACAACTTAAAGTAATCTTAGGTACCAACTTTGCGTTATATCTAAAGAGTCATAACTATCATTGGAATATTGAAGGGCCAAACTTCCCACAATACCATGATTTCTTAAATGGTTTTTATACTGAAGTATTTGCACAAACTGATTTAATTGCGGAACATATTCGTTACTTGGATTCATATACACCAGGTTCAATGGAAAGATTCCTTGAATTAGCTGATATCAAAGAAGCTGTTGATGTTGTGCCATCTGCTATAGCTATGATGACAGAATTGAAAGCAGATAATGACCGATTCATTATTCATCTTCGTGCGGGTATCGTTGCAGCTAATCAAGCGGATGAACCGGCAGTATCAAACTTTTTACAAGACCTTCTTGGTGCCCATCAAAAGAAAGCATGGATGCTTCGTAGTATTGTGAAATAATTAACGATGGCTAATAATGGTTATTTGGGTAACAGTTCATTAAAACGAACTGAGGTAGAACATTCTTATACAGAAGAAGAAGTATTAGAACTCGCCAGGTGTGC